GGCCCGGTCGCCCCCGTAGGACCTGCTGCCGTCGATGCGGCACCCGTCGGGCCAGTCGCGCCGCTGCCAGCCGGCCCCGTCGCGCCAGTGGGCCCAGCCTCCGTCGACGCCGCGCCGGTCGGCCCGGTGGCGCCTGCCGAACCGTTGCTGCCGGCGGCCCCCGCGGCGCCGGTCGGGCCCGTCGGGCCGGCCACCGTCGACGAGGCCCCAGTCGGGCCGGTGGCGCCGTCCGACCCCGCACCCGTCGGCCCGGTCACCCCGCCGACCGCGGCGACGTAGGAGATGATCTGCGTCAGCGTCACCGCCCGCGTGCCCACCGTGCCCGTCGGGCCCGAGACGCGCGAGAGGATCAGGTAGTCGGCGCCCGTGACGCCGGTCGCCGCGGGCAGCTCGTCGACGCGCTTGTGGAGCGGCATCTACTCCTCCGCGGTGATGAGCGGGACGCTGACTTCGAAGCCCTGCTCGTCGACGATGAACGTCACGTCGCGGTCGCTCTGCTTCGTGTGGATGCGGACCATGACCTGGTGGGCATCGGCGTAGTGGAACAGCGGCACGCCCCGCGGCGCCGCCACCTCGTAGAACCGCGAGACGCCGTTCCGCTCCTCGACGATCAGGTCGCCACGCTGCGGCTCGCCGTAGGGCAGGGCGGCCGTCTTCACGATGTAGTCGCGGCTCTCCCACGCCTCGGCCACGCCCGATTGGCTGACGCTCTCGAATGTCGAGCGGCCGACGGTCGCCGTGAAGGTCGTCGTGTTCGCCCCGCGCTTGTAGGCGCAGGTGGTCGCGGCCGACTCGGCGAGCCGGTCGGCGAGCCACGACGATCCGTCGCCGAGCATGTCCGCCACGCCGCACCTCCTGGAGCACGCAGGGCCCGCCGGCGGCGGCGGAGGGTAGACGCCTGCCGCCGGCGGGGTGCGTGGGGATCAGACCGCGATCAGGCCGGGCCGCTCACGTTCAAGTCGTACAACATCCCGGCATTGATCTCGACATCGACCGTGGTGTCGCCGGCGGCCGCGTCCACCGCGACGAGCCCGGCGATGCCGGTGACCTTGCCGTTCGGGTGGAGGTAGGCCACGGCACCGGCCGAGAGCGCGCCGCCCGTCACCTTGTCGAAGGTGAAGACGCCGCGCGTCGCGACCGAGCCCTTCGCGTTCGCCGCGATCGGCCGGCACACCACGCCGACCACCTTGCCGAGCAGGACCACGTCGCCGACCGCCCTGGCGGTCGTCGGCGTGTAGTCCCACTGCCCGCTGTCGCTCTTGAGGGTTGCCATCGTCAGGGATCTCCGAGATAGGGTTCTGGAAGGTCACCCCGCGGGCCCGGCCGTCCCGGGCCCGCGGGTGCGGTTTGCTGGTGCCGTGGATCAGGCGGTGGCCATGCGGTAGGCCGCACGCTTGTCGCCCTTCGCGACGCCGAAGTCGAAGTAGCCGCGGATCTGCACGCCGAGCGTGTCGAAGTCCGCCTCGGCCTGCTCGACCGTCGGCTGCCGCTGCCCGTTGAGGAACGCGACCTCCATCGTCGGCAGGTCGGCCGGGTTGGCGCAGAGCCACCAGGTCGTCGCCGAGGTCAGGTAGGCCGAGCTGACGACCTGGTACCGACCCGCGAGCACGTTCGTGCTCGGGGCGGCACCGCTGGTCCCGTGGATCAGCGACGAGCCCATCAGCTCCGCGGCGGTCACCTCGAGCTCCGGCGGCGCGAGGATGATCGCCGGCGTGATGCCGAGCGGGTTGTTGTCGGGGTCCTTCAGCTTCCGGTAGTCGCCGACGGCCGCCTTGAGGCTCGTCAGCGACAGGGCGTTCCCGGCGGCCGCCGTCTTCTTCTCGTAGGCCGTGTCGTTGCCCGACTCGAACTCGGACCAGAAGACCGAGTTCAGCTTCAGCGCGGCCCCGCGGCCGAGACGCTGCGGCACTTGGGTCAAGGCACCCAAGTCGTCGTTGATGATGTCCTGTCGCGTGATCGACGACATCCGGGCGTACGTCTTCGCGGCGATGGTCCGCTTGTCGTCACCGGCGTCGGCGTTCTTGATCTTCCCGTCGTTCCCGACCTCGTCGAAGACGAAGCCGCCGTCGAGGCGGAGGCCCGTCACCGTCTTGAAGTCGTTCACGGAGCGGATCACGGCGATCCGATCCCAGAACGCCTCGACGGCGTTGAACGACGCGAGCAGGAACTTCCCGTAGGTCGCGGCGAGGAGGTCCGCGATGTCGTGCGTCGAGAACGCCGCACGCAGCACCTGCCGGACGTTCTCGGTCGAGACCTTGAAGTCGTGCCGGTCGTAGCCGTTCGCCTTCGCGGCCCGCAGGAGGATTTCCTGGAGGCTGACCATCCGGCTCCGACCGGCCGCCTCGAGGACGGGCTCGGCGAAGTGCTTCTCCAGGCCGCCGAGGCCGCCGGTCATGCAGACGCGGGCCGCGAGCACCTGGTTGTCGTCGACGTGGGGCTTGCTCGGCGTGTGGATGGTCACGCCTCGGCCCGCTCGCACGGTGTCGAGCATCTTCTTCTCCACCTGGGCGGTGATGCGCTTCTCGATGTCGGCGACGATCGCCTCCACGTCGAGACGCGGCGTGGCGCTCGCCACGTCGCTCGGCCCGGTCGGGCCCATTCCGTTCTCGGACGACATCTCCGGGCCGGTCGGCATCGGATCGTCGGCCGCCTTCATCTCCTCGCTCATCTGAGGCTCCTCCGCTTTCGCGGTGATGGTTACGGCCGTCGCTGCGTCGGCCCCAAGGGTCACGAACGAGCACTCCCGCAGCAGGGAGCGCGATACGACTCGGACAGGCCCGGTGAAGGTCTGCCCGTTGACGGTCACCGTGTCGCCGTCCGCGACGAGCCGCTGCTCGTCCACGTCGGCGCCGACGGAGGCTTGCCACTGGTAGCCGCGGTCGCCGAGCGCCACGACCTGCGCGGCCGCCTCGCCGGTGGCGAGGATCGCGCCGTCGAGGACGAGCTGCCCGGCATCGACGCGGGCCGACGCCTGCCCGAGAACGCTTTCGAGGGCGTAGTCGTGCCCGAACACGATCGGCACCGCGGCCGGGATCGACATGCCCGCGAGGTCGATCACGATCGGCTCGCGCGACCACGTCTGCCGGATCTCGCCGCCGGTGTAGCCCACCATCGCGAACCGCGGGATCCGCGACCCCGGCAGGTCGCCCTCGCCGGCGTCGGCCCGGAGGAACTGCACGTCGGCACGAATGGAGATGCTCATGCGTCGGCCTCCGCCTCATCGAGGATGCGGTTCGCGAACGACCGTCCCGCGTCGCCGCCCCAGAGGGCCCAGGCGACCCGACCGGCGGACGGGTAGCCCGGCTCGCCCGGGCTCCATCCCTCGCCCTGCTTATCCACCTCGTGCCGCGCGAAGTAGCTCGCCATTCGCTCGACGGTGTCGAGCGACAGCGGGCGGCCGTTGGCGATGTCGCGGGCGCGGGCGACGCCGATCGCCGTCCCGCCCCGGCCGAACTCACGGCGCCACGCGAGACCGCGCTCGGCCTCCTCGCGCATCGCGGCCGTCGGGCGGTAGGACTCCGCCGCCTGGAGATCCGGCTCGCCGTCCGCCTGTGCCTGCTCGAGGCCCGGGACGACCACCTGGGCGGGCCGCTCGCCGACCGACAGCCCGAGCTCGCCCATCAGGGCACGCTCCGCCGCGATCTGCCGCAGTTCCACGTCCCACTGTTTGCCCTGGCGGGCGTACTCGGCCGCGAGGCTCGTCGTCAGCGTCGCGAGCTTCGTCTCGGTGGCGTTCGCCTCCTTGACCGGGTCGACGCCGTCGTGACCGTCCCACACCCACGACCAGTTCCACCGCACCGCCGGCGGCAGCCCGGGCGGGAGGTAGCCCTGGATCAGGAGGGCCTCGTCGAGCCACTCGGCGAAGACGCGGTCGAGCCACGCACGCTCGAGCTCGTCACGCTCGACGCGGACGTTCTGGTCGTGGAGCTGCCCGTCGAGCCGGGCCGAGGAGTAGTTGTAGGAGGAGGCGTCGAAGGCCGCCTTGTGGAACGGCAGGTTGACGCCGCGGGCGATCTCGCCGAGGAGCGTCCGGGTGAACGCCTGGTGGGTGTTCGTCGGCTGCTCGGCCTTGAGCTGCGACACGTCCCAGCCCTCGGGCAGCGTCGTCAGCGTGCCCTTCTCGATCTCGATCGCCGCGAACGGATCGACCTCGTCGACCGTCGCGGCCGGGCTGTTCGAGTGGACGAACGCCGCGAGGTCCGCGGCAATCTCCGCGGCGCGGATCACGGCCTCGGTGTACCGCCGCATGTTCGCCGTCAGGCGGAGGCACGGCGTGAGTTCGGACAGCCCGCGGTGTTGCCCGGGCCGCGTCGCGCGGAACCAGTGCAGGACGCGCGAGGCGTCGATCCGGTCGGCCGTCCACGAGTCGAACATGTAGTTCGC